ATGACTACCGAAAACAAAATGACCCCACTGGCCGACCAACGTACCCCAACCCGCTTCTCACAAAATGAAGCCAACACATACGAATGTCTGACAAATCAAGACCTTCCGCAATGGCAGCGCGACTTCTCGATGTGGGCGTGGTACACTCGCACCCCTCTGTCTGTGTGGAATGAATACATCAAATTGCCTAATGCCACGGCATTGAAGCTGATACATGGTAAGACTGTGAAACTCGAACAGGAAACCATTAACGAAATTATCAAACTGACCCGCGTCATGCAGACGCTGTTGAACAAAGGCGTGTTACCGACCAATGACCGCAAATGCGTGGCAGGCTGTATCGCCGTCGGCGTGGAGTTGGTGGCATGGCAAGACTGGTATCAGGCACAGCAGGAGCAGCAAGCACAAACAACACAAACGACCGAGGGTGCGTAACGCTCGGCAGTAGGAGCGGAAAATGTACCACGAATTTTTACAAACCGTTGTCAGCCCGAACGGGTGGAACTGTATTACCGAAATCCATACGAAGGAAGATGGTAAAACCTGGGCGAGAAATAACCCAGTCCGTTTCACAGATACGATGGCGACCGCAGGTATTATTCAGACTCTGCAAAGCCGTGCCGTAGAAACCTATTTCGGGTTGGCCTCTTACGCGCAGTTGCCCGCCGATGGCGGTAGCGGTTTCCGCACACAAGCCAATGTGTTGGCACTGCGTTCTTTTTGGTTGGACATTGACGCGGGGGCTGAAAAGCACAAGAAGCACGGCGACAGCGTGTACCCCACACAACAGGCGGCTCTTGAAGCACTGGCTGCCGAGGTTGGCAAAGGGTTAATACCACAACCGACCTATGTGGTATCCAGTGGCGAGGGGCTTCATGTGTATTGGTGTAGTACCGAGGACATTGCCCCCGCCGAGTGGCTACCCGCCGCTGACAAGTTGGGCAGATACTGCGCCAGCGCAGGGCTGAAAGTGGATAGCTCGCGCACGGCGGACACGGCGAGCGTGTTGAGGCCAGTTGGTACGATACACTTCAAATCAGGTAATCAAGTCTGTATCCTTTCGACAGGCACGTTGTTTACCAAGCCTGATTTGTTGGGCCGCTTTATGGCACTACCTGTGGCGGACAGCCTGCGAAGCCGCCCACCTGTTACCAATCCTCTGTTGGGGTTGGGAACGCCCGCAATGGGTATGGCCTCCGTAGCCGCCGAGTCTTCAATGGGGACGATGGGGGATTACAAGCCCGCCAGCTTCGGTAAGATTATCGACCGTCAGAAATACGAGCGGACAGGCTGCGCCCAGTTGTTGTGGGCGTATGAACACCAACAGGAGGCAGACGAGCCGACATGGTTCGGCGCATTATCGGTGGCACAGTTTTGCGTAACCGACCGAGACGAGTGGATACATAGGCTGTCCCACGAACACCCCGAATACGAGCGGGGGGCGACGGAGGCGAAAGCCGCCCAAGCCAAAGGCCCTAAATCTTGCGCCCACTTCGAGGCGCAGCACCCTGAACGTTGTAAAGGCTGCCCGCACTATGGCAAGATTACCAACCCGATTGTGTTGGGTTACGAGCCGCAGAACAGGCCGACCATCGTCATCGCCCCAGTCAGCACAGACCGCACGCAGACGGATACGTTCCTTGTACCCGAACTGCCGTGGGGCTTCTATCGGGGGCAGCAAGGCGGGGTCTATACGGACATTCCGAAGCTCCTGCCTGATGGCAAGAAGTCCAAGGACGAGATGGTCGCATTTGAGGTATGCCGTCAGGACACTTATATTTTCGAGCGGGTTAAGGACGGCAGCAATCGGCAGTTGTACCTGTGCCGATACCATTCGCCGCACGACGGGGTGGTAGAGTTCCAGTTGGACAGTACCAACATCAACTCGCAGAAAGACTTTAAAGACGCTATCACAGGCGCAGGCCTGCCGATAGACGGTGCAGAACAATGGAAGCAGCTTATGAGTTTTTTCAACCGTGCGCGTACCAAGTTGGTAAACGAGCGTGCCGCCGTAGCCGCCGTCGCACAGATGGGCTGGCAGGAGAACGGCAAGGACTTCGTACTGGGGGACACTGTGATAACCCGTACAGGCACGCGCCCCGCGCCGCTGGGGGACAAAGAGGTGGCAAGGAAACACGCCAAGGCCTTTCGTCCTACGGCGAAGGGTGCAGAAGCCGATGCCCAATTAGAGTTGTGGCGGTCGTTGCTGCATGAGATGTATGGCAGCCCGCAAGCCGTCGCCAATCAGTTCGTTATAGCCACCGCGCTGGGCGCACCGTTCAGCAGCAAGTATGCGTTGGAGAGCCACGCAGGGGGCGTTATCAGTTTAAGCTCGTCAGGGTCTGGTCGGGGTAAGACATTTACCTGTCAGACTGCGCTGCGGGTGTTCGGCGACCCCGCCGCTGTAACGTTCAGCAGTAAAGATGGTACAACCATCGCAGGCCTGATGACTAACCTAGGCTACCTGAACAGCCTGCCGCTGTTGCGCGACGAAGTAACCGAGATGAACTCGGAGGAAATCGTGAACATGGTGTATGACAGTACACGGCTTGGCGACAAGGAGCGGGCGCAAGGAAGCGACAATGATATTCGTGGCAACCGTAACAAGTGGCGCACATTCTTCTATGCCACCGCCAACACCAGCCTGTACGATATGGTCTCACAGGGGCGCGATGTCGCCGACGGCCCAATCCGCCGTATCACGGAAATCAACATACCCGAACTGACCTACCTGCGGGACAGCAACCATGCCCGACAACTCGCACAACGACTGCATACTATCAAAGGTGCAGCGGGGTTCAGGCTGATTGAGTGGCTGGTAGCGAATGACGACAAGGCGCAGAAGCTGTGGGATAGCATGATGGCCTACTTCATCAACGCGCATAACGTTACCAACGAGGAGCGGTACTGGGCTAATCACTTGGTATCAGGCTGTGTCGGCGCAATCATCGGCGACCAACTACGCCTGCTCCCCTTCGAGCCAAGCGGCATTTTGAAGTATGCGGGCGACCTGCTCCAACAGTTACGAAGTCGTGTAGGATACCGCGTGCTGGCGCAGGAGGATTACCTGTCGCAGTTCTTTACGGACAATGTGGACCATACCCTCGTTATCGGCACAGCCGTTGCAGACGACTTCGTTATGACGGGCGCGGAGCTACCACGCAAGAGTGTGTATATCCGTGTCGAGAGTGCGAACGGCATGGCGTTCGTAAACAGCGTCCTTATCAAGCAATGGTGTAACACCCGCCGCGTGGTACTGGCGGACTTTGAACACCAACTCCTCAAACGAGGGGGCAAGAGCGGACAACTTAAACGTATGCTGGCGAATACACCGCTGGCTTCAACCACCGACCCACAGAAGGTGTGGGCCATTCCATTAGGAGATAAATCATGACACTTATCGTTTACAAAGACGGCGTTCTCGCCGCCGACTGCGGGGCTACCCGCGACGGCTCTCGTGAAGCATCACGCAAGCTGCGTACCGTAGAGACCAAGAACTATGTGTACCACTTCGGCTACGCGGGCGAGATACCCAGTATCGAACAACACTTCAAGAAAGTGAAGGACTTAATCGCACGTGGTGCAAATCCAGTGGTGGACCTTGAACTCAACTGCTCGGGTTTGATGGTAGAACATGACCTGCGTAGGGGTACGCATGACGTGTACAGTTTCAACAACTTCAAAGACAATCCTGCCAAAGGGGTGCTTGTACCTGAACGCAGCACCTTCGTCGCCGAGGGTTGGGGGGCTGCCGTAACCTCCGCACTGGCTATCGAGAGCGTAACCTTCTTCGACGCGCCGCTTATCATCTACGCGACGAGCGAAATCAATTCAGGCTGCGATACCAAGTATGGTGTCGATACGATTACTGTCCCCACTGGCAAAGCCCGCCATTACCGCGCCGACGAACTGGCCGCTATTTTGGAGAAACATTATGAGTAAACTTGTCAAACCGTCCAAGTTGTTGGTCGCCCGCATTACCTTTGACCCCGATATGCCCGACATTAAATCGGCATTCCCCGCCGAACACTTTTTGGAAACAGACGACACCACGGGTTTCTGCGGTTGGCGTAACGTGTACTGGCGCGATGACTTCGTGGCCCTGTGTGCCAAGTGGCAGACCAAATCCATACCATCAGGCGCGGTGGAAGCACAGGCGCAGCGGCTATTCAAAGACGGCACGCACGCCACTTTAACCAAGAAGGAACTGCGTGCACTGGCGAAAGATATGATTAGCCAACGTACCCCATTCTCCGTCTCGGAGAAACATCTGTGCCTTATCCGTGGGTCAGACCACGAATGGTTTGTCGTTGGTATCAACATGGCCTGGCCTGTGTTCAACGCATTGATGGGCCTTATCCGCTACCGCCGCACGACCGACACGCCGCGCCACTCATCTATTCTGTCAGTTATGCCAGCCGACAATGGCGGTGTGATTTATGCCAACAATTCCGAGCTTGGTTACAGTGCCGAGTTCCACCCAACCCCAGTTGCCAAGTGGGTTGATAAACCTACGGGGCTGACATTGGTATGCCGTAGTGGTGGGGTTAAATTATCCAGCCATGATATTCGTCTTGCCTTGCGCTCTACACGCGCCGAGTGTGTTGAAGCCAACTATATTGTCGGCAACTGCGAGCTTACCATCGGTTTGAATAATGTCGTCGGGTATCAGTCGCTGATTGACGACTTACCATTCGATTTCAGCCAATGGGCGCAGGACGGCGGCGAGGCCGCGGGCAATGCCCAGCATTGGCGCACAATGTTGTATGACGTATGTACCGCTCTGTTCGCTCTGACGGGCGACCTGACACGGGAGGAGTAAGATGTTCGCCCATGTGGTAAATGAGGACTGCATGGCGACTATGGGGCGGCTGCCTGATGATAGCGTGGATTTGGTTATCACATCGCCGCCCTATAACATGAACTTGCGTATTCGCAATGGCGCATACTGCTCCCGTCAGATTACCAAAGAATTTAGTACCAAGTATGAGGGGTTTGACGACAACTTGCCCATCGACGAGTTTTACCAATTCCACCTGGCCGCGTTGCGTGAGATGTTGCGTATCGCCCCGCTGGTGTTCTACAACATTCAGGTGGTAACGGGTAGCAAACGCGCCTTCTTTAAAATCATCGGCGAGATGTCAGACCACCTGAAAGAGGTCATTGTGTGGGATAAGGGGAACGCGCAGCCAGCAATGGGCGTGGGCGTACTCAACCGCCAGTCGGAGTTGTTGCTGGTGTTTGATGAGTACGATGCCATCAGTCGTAAGTTCCACTCCGCGCAGTTTGACCGTGGTACGCTGAACGATATATGGCAGATACGCAGTGGTAAGAAACCTGCTGCGGCCAAGAACCACGGAGCAGTGTTCCCGCAAGAGTTGGTAGAGCGGATACTGCTTAATTTCTCCGCCGAGGGCGCACGGGTATATGACCCATTCGCAGGGACGGGGACGACAGGCGTAGTCTGCAAACGCCTTAACCGTACTTTTCTAGGCAGTGAGATTGTGGCCGAGTATGCAGACCTGGCCAATAAGTTAATAGGAGACCAAAATGTTATTTGAAAATATCCGCCGCTGGGCGGACGACCGCAGCCTGATTGAAGGCAGCACACCACAGGCGCAACTGGCGAAGCTGCTAGAAGAAGCAGGGGAGTTGGCGAGTGGTATCGCCAAACGGGATACCGCCCTTGTGAAAGATAGTATCGGCGACCTGGCCGTGGTGCTTACCGTCCTCGCCGCCCAGCATGGGTGGAATATTCAGGACTGTATCCAAGAGGCCTACGACGAAATCAAAGACCGACGCGGCGTGCTGCTCGATGGTATCTTCGTCAAAGAGCGCGACCTTATCCACCCCGACCTGAAGAAGAAACTGGACACACTGGTCGAGTGTTACCATGAAGATGGCCAGGCTTATATCGCAGACTGGGCGGACGGCAACGCGCCCATCGCTATTATCAACAACCTGCTCCGCCAACGCGGTGTACCAGCCGACCATATCGAGTGGGAACGCGACGGCCACGAGTGGTCTCTATCCTTACGCACAGGAGAACCCGTATGATGAAGCACGCATTTTTAATTCAGCTCGATATTGAGTCGTTGTCGCTGCACCCGACCAACGCTGTGGTCGGCGAAGTAGGCATCAGTGCCATGCACATTGTGAACGACAACGGAGAGCTATCAGGGACGCACCAGTCGCGCAGCATCTTGTTGAATATGCAGGAGCAGGCAGACATACATGGCCGCCAGATAGATATTGATACGGTGCAGTGGTGGCTGAAGCAGGACGAAGCCCCCCGCAAGGCGATGGCCGAGACGTTTGGTAGAAAGTCTTTGTTTGATGGTGTGCAGTGTATAGACGAGTTCGTCCGCCAAGTCATGCAGGAGGCTTTGAGTTATGGTGTTGAGGCCTTTATCCTGTCCTCCGCCCCCGCATTCGATATGACGAATATCCATAGCCTGTACCACCTTTTTGGCGCGTCCGTGCCGTGGTCGCACTGGCAGGAGCATAGCCAACGTACCCTGCGCTGGCTCGCGCCAGCCGAAGCCCACCCGACCCGCACGATAGGCAACGAAGCCCATCGCGGCGAAGATGACGCAAGATGGCAGAATGAGGTATTATATCTGCTCATGCGGAACGAAACCGATTACGGTCGAACACTGCGGAGATTTTTCAAATTGGAATAGGAGATATGGTATGAAGCAGATAACACTGCACTTGCGGGACGGGGGTACAATCGAAGTCGCCCCGTCAGATATTCAACGTATCGAAGCGGTCAAACACGGAGCGGCCATCACGGTCGGCTGTGGCGGCGAGAGTAAAACCTACCACGTCTATGAAGTACCGTCCAGAATAGAGGCTATGTTAGCCCAATAAATAAACCCCCGCATTCGCGGGGGTTTCTATTATCAACCGTACACGTTGAAGGTGTAGGCGCGCTGCGCCAAGTCCACAAGGTCGGTTGCATACGCCTTCGACCAGTCGGCTTTGGTAATGTCCACATCGGGTTCAAATCGCCAGCGGTCGCTGTCTCGGCCAGGGCCTCTACGCACGTCGTCCTCGAAGCCGCCATAGTTGCTCTCGTAGTCCATCGTGTCGTCAGAGTGCTTGAACAGCAGGTAAGCGTTAGCAGAGTTTAGCTTTTGGAAGTCGGTAATCGTGATTTTCAAGTTACCGTTATCTTCCGTCGCTTCCGTACCTTCGGGCGGCGACATATCCGTACCATCAACGAAGTCCACCCACTTGATAGGGGTCAGCTTCTCGCTACCATTCACATAGTTCAGCCACAACGTCATACCACGCAATACTTTCGGCGTATTGTGGAAGTTGAAACCCAGCAAGTAATAACGTTCGTGGTTGGTATCAGTGTATTGGCTACCGATACTGCTGGCTAGACCGCTGACTACCGAGGCCCGCATCAGGTTCGTTTGACCGATATTGATGGCAGTAGGCGGCTGCAAGGCAATCATCGCGTCGCGCAGTACCAGCCTGCCCTCATCGTCCATCGTCAGCACGCCGCGCGTGTAGATAACGTCTTTGTACACCCGCAGCCCTACCTTGCCGTCAGGACGGACGACAAGGCTATCAGGGTGCAGGTCATCGACTGCTACGATTTTAGCGTCTGTCGTCGCCATGATTAGTTCTCGCTCGCGTACAGGTAGCCGAGGACTTGTGTACCGTCAGCATTTACCAAGCGCACGGTACGGGCAGCAGGGGCAGCACCTGCGCCTACGTCAGCTTTGGATACATACAGGCCGTTGGCGTTGGACTTCAACACGTTGTCGGCCACATCGCTTGCGATACGCACTGCCAGTTTGCTTGTGGTAGTACCGCTACCACCGATAGTAACGCCGTCAGGCACGACTGCCAACAGGTCGGTAATGTCCACTTCAAAGGTAGTGTCGTGGCGGTTGTTGTCACTTTCGCCGACGATGAACTGGATTTTGTCGTCCAAGCGTTCCACCGCTTTCAGAAACACCTCGGCGGTTACGGTCGGCATGACGCTTGACAAGTCCACGGTTTTCTCGCCCACAGTGGTCGTAATCTTCAACGCCTTATTGTCCAGCGTGATGTCGGTTACGCCAGCAGGCAGTTGTACGTCGTACTTGCCTGGTACTTTCGCACCCAAAACAATGGTATCGCCCAAGTCGCCTGGGGTTACTACACGAAAATCTGTTGCCATTTTTAGCTCCTTATGGTTTCTCGGCTACGACGGCCAATTCCGTCTCGCCTGTTGCGTTGAAAATACGGATACCTTCTAACGGTTGCACTGCCGCTACTGCGGTCAGTTTGCCCTCAACCATTTTAATGGTCTTGCCGTCAATCGGTACAGTTAATTTACCACCAGCGATAAGCAAGCCTTCGCCAATGGTCTCGTCGGTTACATACTTCATTATTGCGCCTTTACGATGTTATGGGTCAGAGTGTTGCCTTTTGCTATCTTACGTCGCAGGTCATCAACATACACGGGGTCAATCGTCCGTCGATAGGTTGAGTACCCCCATTCCAATATCTGATTGGTCTTGGTGCGCGGTGCTTTGGTATCCCAGTCAGCGTACAGTTCTGTACCACCCACATATTTCAATGCTGCTTCCGCAGACGGGAACGAGTAGGTAGTGGTACACACGGATATGCCGCAAGTATAGACCACCCAGCGGATACACGCCTGATTAACCGACACGGTAAGCTGGCTTTCCTCGACATTTTCAATACTACCCACTGCGTGATTAGCGTGGATAACCCAGTCATCGCCTGTGTCGTCGGGGCGTTTAAACTCCAACACGCGGCCCTGCGAGTACTTACCATTATTAAACAGGTCCGCCGTCCCGATGCTATTCAATGGGTGGTCGGAGTGTTGGATACGCCATAGGCGATAGTCCTCCGTCCCTCTGAAACCGCGCGAGATAGTCATCTTCTTGTACTTACCCGCAGCCGCGTCCCATATTACACCAGTCAGCGATAATGTCAAGCAGCCTGACCCGCCACCGTCGCCGTTGTGTCCGCCGCCAATGGGGTTGCCCCCACCTATCATACCGCCTCCGCCACCGCCGCCTGACCTGTCCTCATCAATCGTCAGATAAGGGTCGTCAGACTTATAGTTGGCAGGAAGGCGGCAACCAGCACAACACGTCATACCAGTTGCCTCCTAGGTTTAGTTAATAGAAAGCCAGTCGTCGCCTGTCCAAACAACGGTGCGGGATAACTTGGCTACCAAGCTGTCGGCGCGCGCGCCACCGCCTGCATAGACGTAGTTCAACACAGAGTCTTTGTGAATAACCAAGTCCACAGTGAAGCCTTTGACTGGGTTAGATGGCAGTGTGATGTTCGGCTTGCCTGGCGCGCTTTCAGGTACATATACCAACGCGCCGCTGTCGAGGTTCGTCAGGGTCAGCGAAGCGGTATCCACCACCTTCACGTTACGATAGCATGGTGCTGTGCCTGTGTCAGGTCGCAAGTCAGGTAATGGCACACCGAAAAGATTATCATCTGTATCTCGCAATAGCAGATGGTTGTCGGCAATCTCAAAGCCACGCAGTTTGGTGTTGGTATCTACGAACCCACCTGTACCACCTGTACCACCTG